TAAGAGCAAAAAAACACGCCTTAAAATGCGAAATAGCAGGAATCCGGGAAAACCGGAAGCTATAAAAAGGAATTAAATCAGATTACAGCAGCTATGAAATGGGAAGTAAAAATACGACATACAGAGGCGGAAGAATGGATATCGCTCGATTTGGGCGATGAAAATCCGTACATCACACTGCAGGCGTTCGACGTATCCGAACCGAGTGCTCGAAACGTCACGTTTTCCCAGGCACTAACATTGCCTGTTACGGAAACGAACATTCGGGCTATGCAGTATTTCAACGGCATTAACGGACGATACGGGGATATATCGACGCACGCGTGGCCCTGCCTGCTCCTTTGCGACGGGCAGAAATTCACCGAGGAGGATATGCTGCTGTACGTCGATTCCATGACCAGCGGGGAGATAAACTGCCAAATCATAGGTGCAAACAAAGACTTGTTCGTATCTATGGATGATACGCCTATGTCGGCAAACATATTGCTCCGTCCGCTCAATATCTCGCAAATCGTATCGAATACAACGGTTACAGTAGACGGTATTCCCGTGCCTGTGCGGTATTTGCTCATGCAGACGGACGCAGATGCGGATGGTTATCCCTCCGATGTAAACCGTATCACGTTAGACAGCTGGCAAATCTTTCCTGCCTTACGTTTGTATGAAGTTATGCGTGTGGTAATGTCGTCCCGCGGTTGGTCGGTCATTTCTCCGGTGACAACTGCATTACAGGAATATTATATTCCATGTACTAATCTTCATGCATCTAATCCGTTTGAATATATGCTGAATGCCCAAATAACGGATAGCTATTCATTGACAGCCGGCGCTGTCCGTTCTAAAGTTATCGAGGGCTGGAGTATCGAAGAAAATCCGGCGGGCACAGGGCGTAGCCGAACATTATCCGAGAGTGGAACAGACACGGTGATGGAATATCAGGCGCTTGATACACAAATATGCGCTGTATCTGTCGTAGTCTCTTGTAATGCTCCATTCGGAACTGACCTTAACAGAGCCCATATAGCTGTCCATTGTGCACTCGAGGATGCTGCAGGAGAGGAGATAAACAACCGCATACTGGAGGGATACGGTACGGGAGATTATTTGCCAAATACGAATATTGACGAACAAACGGGAATAGCAAGAGTTATATTGTCTCGAAATGCATTTACCGTAAGGCGGGGCGAACGTCTTACGTGCAAGATTACCGTATCGGACCAGTCGCCCTCCGGGAGCGGCTATATATTCCAGGGACAAATCAGCGCGGTTGGAAAAGTGACGTTTACCGCACCAGTGGAGAATACGCAAGATTATGGAGACTATACACTCGGTGCCGTAGCTAATTTATTCGATTGCATGAACTTCGACACGCAGGGCGATTTTGTGCGTGCTGTAATACAGACTTTTGCCCTTTTCCCCGTATTCGATTATCGCACCAAGACCGTAACCTTTGAAACTTTCCAAACCGTCATTGACAACAAGAATGCAGGTAATGTAATGGACTGGTCGGACAACCTGTTACAGGACGATGAACTCGAATTTAGCTATCAGCCCGACAATTTCGCCAAAATCAACGAAATCAATTTTAAGAAAGAAAATGATTACCAAACCGGCTGGACATTCAGAATGCATTCTGCATCCTTAGAACAGGGGCCGGAGGAGTATATGGAAATACCGTTTGCCAGCGCGAAAAACATCACCGCATGGAATTTGCCCTTACCTGTTATCAATGTACCTCTTTTTACCGTGGACGATAGCGGAAACCTAAAATACGAGAAAACAGATACACCTTACCTTGTCACTCCACGGTCGCATTTATCCTTTGTGTCGGTAGGTCAAGGCCTTACACAAGCATCAAAGACACTATATCTTGCACAGTTTCAGTACGGAGGCGTCAAACAAAACTTTGATGCCTTAACAAACGCAATTGCTTTTCCAACTGTTTTACGGGCTTCTTTCGATTTGTCGCTGCTCGATATATACATGATAGATTTTATGAAACCTGTTTGGTTAGAACAGTTTAGCGCATACTTCTATCTGCTGAAAGTCGAGAATTACTCCGGAGAGATTGTTACCTGTGAAATGATTAAAATATAAGCCGTCTTTATCCAATATTTTAAAAACACTCGGATTGTTTTCAACATAAGAACACCCTCGAAATTGAGGGTGTTCTTGCTGTGGGATAGGTTTTGTTCATCATAGCTATAACACCGCAACCGCTTTGCGTATCTGTTCCAGCACCGCCAAAAGGCCAGTATCACGGCGGGCGGTCTGCATATTATAGGCAGATTGCATATTGAGCCAAATATAAGCCGGAATACCTGTTGCCGCCTCGATTTTCAACGCATATTCAGTTGTTACAGGCCGTTTTCCGTTCAATACCTCGTTGAGTACGGTATGAGACACCCCGATAATTTCGGCGAATTTCTTTTGAGATATTCCCCGCGCCTGTAATTCGTCTTTAATCATTTCGCCCGGATGAATCGGGGTTGCCGGTATCAACTCGTGCGGGGCGTAAATCCTTTTCGTTGTTTCCATATCGCTACTGCTTGTAATGATTGCTAATATCCAATAATCGGCATATGGTTATTATCTGTTCGTTCATTACCTCCCTTACGGTAAATTCAAGCCGGTATTTGCGGTTGATACGAACCGATGACATACCGGACTTGTCGCCCTGCAAAGCCTCGTAATTTAGGGCATTATTGCGGAATAAGTCCGTAACGCAGTTTGCCGAAATAAGCGCAAATACCGCCTTTTGATAACACCGTATTACTTCGGGTTGGTATCGGTGCTTTTTATCGCCCGTGCGTCCCTGCTCGAACAGCTCCCGCAAATACTCCTTATCGAACTCTATAAACATTATGCCGTATTGTTCTCAATCGCAAATATAATGCTTTATTCTGAAAAATTCGATATTTTGCGAATTTATCTTTATGAAATAACAAACCACCTCAACGAGCAGCGGCCGGACGTAGGTCGTTATTCTGCCTTTATAGTTATCGACTTGCCGCAATGCGGGCAGGTTATTATCCCCTCTTTCGGGGCGGCGAACAATTCAGCGGGGGCAATATTGAGCGCATCGGCCAACCTTTCGAGCGTATCGAATGACGGTTTTTGTTTGCCGGTAACAATACCGGAAAGCGACACGCGAGACACCCCAACACGTTCGGCTAAATCATTCAGGGTAATACCCCTCGACTTGCAAATCTCCTTAATTCGTAATTGCATCATAATAGTAAAGCAATAGTTTACACGCACAAAAATAAGTAGAATAAATCACCACCTAACATATTCGGCAAAAAAAATATTACTTCCTTACATTTTTAGCGAAAACAATTTGCATGAATGAAAAATAATGCTTTACTTTGCACCCAGAAAAGTAAACCAACGCCTTACAAATTATGACAACCTCAACGCATATCGAGTTACAGCAGATAGCCAAACAGGCCGCCGCATACATTACCCGCCTCAATGGTGAATCCGACACGTTCCAAATCGACGGCGCCACCCTTTCCGCTGTGATTGCATACGAGGCCGAAACGGGCGAGGATAAGGGTGACTACTGGACGGCTCCGAGCTGGTGGATAGAGCGGGAAACGGTAAGCGTTGAGGGTGTATATGACGAGAACGGCAATAACGACACGGAGGCCGCCGAATGGCTCGCAAAGCAACTGAATTAAACAACCGGGGGGTGGCGATTGAGGCCGTCCCCGCAAATAGGAAATAAAGATGAAAAAACATGACTTATCGATGATTATGCGCCGGGCGTGGGTAATTGCCCGGACAACGGGCAAGGCGTTCGCCGTTGCTCTTGCGAAATCGTGGCAGCTGTATCGGCTGGTAAAACAGATGCAGGCGGGGGTTGTGCGGTTCTCTTACGAAAAGGCGGACGGCACATTGCGCCGTGCCCTCGGAACACTTAAAGACGTGGCGGAGCTGATAAAGGGAACAGGGCGGCCCGATGACGGTCAGATATTACGACGTTGAGGCGGGCGGCTTTCGGTCTTTTCGGTCTGCAAACTTGGTATCAATTTATTAATCACAATAAAACACAACAACAATGACAGAATACGAATTGAAGATTATCGGGGAAAAAATCACAGCCTTACGGGATGCCCTCTCTGCGTATGGTGCTACAGGATTGAGTGCGGAGCTGGTAGATGGCGAGGCGAGATATGCGGGGCTGGTTGCGTGTATTCACCGCGACGACCTACCGGATGAAGTGCTCGCAGAACTACGGGAACTGACTGCCGACGGAATGAATACGGTAAACAACCGTTTATTCCTTACTTTCAATGTGATAAAGGTAATAGAAGCCGCCGAAAATGTATGCTTGTATTATGAAAAATGCTTAACTAAAAACAGATAAAGATTATGTACATACCGAGACCGATACGGGTAAGACCGAGAGAGGAAAATATATTGAACACCAAAAAGTTACAAATGGAAAATATAATGGGTTTTACGGAATATACCCGTCAATGGCTTATAGCCTTGGGGATGGTTCAGGACTTAAGAAGTTATTGCCGTAACGCTATGGACAAGGCAAGGGATAACGGAGTGCTGCTGCACGATTACGACAATGAACTGTTGAAGCACATTAAGGGTCTAAATGAAGTTATCCACAAATATCTGGCCGACCAAATCAATGCTTCTATCCTCGAAGTAGGGGAAGCAAACGTAAGTACCGGCGAACTGTGAGAGCGATGAAAAGCTGTGAAACAGGATGCAAAATACGCTCACCGATATACCCGTGTAAAATGTCGCAAATATTGCGACATTTTACATTTTGGGGTAATTTGTCCCCGGAGATGTAGTGCGGAGATGTCGCAATATTTGCGACATTTTCCCGGCGGCCTTTCTCGCGCATAATGCGCGCGCCCGTACTATATACGCGCGCCCGCACCCATCCCGCACCCATAAAGGATTTAAACTATTCACGCGCACGTGCGAGTAAAGATAACATTTATTTTGTTATAATGCGTGTATTTATATTTTATTACCCTATCTTTTTAAAAGCAGTT